GAAGGTCTGTCTGCTTTGGTGCGTGTTGTTATTCTTTCGTGGTCCGCAGCAATTCTTACACTTAATTATGTAACTATTCCTGGTCTGCAACAGAAACAAATTGATCCAACTTTCATAGCCAGCGTTTTTACAGGAACGCTAGCTACTTTCGGGGTCCAAGCAGCGAAGAAGAAAGAAGAAAAAGATGTGAAAGAGGAGAAGAAAGATGCAAAAACTGATTAATGTTGTTGCAATTTTCTCTGGGGTAGTATCCCTCGGTGTTGTCGCTAGTGGAGTTTATCTCTACAAAAATGCAGACACATTGATTGAAGATGCAAGAGGAAAAGTTATTGAAGAAGTTACAACGGCACTTCCCAAGATCATTGAGCCTTTGATGCCCAATGTAGAAATGCCTAAAACAACTGGTCCTGCAATGCCATTCTGACCATGCAACCTGGCGATTACTATCATGAGGACCACTGTCCATACAAAACTAGGAGGAATCCAATGAAATGGTTTATTGTTGGCGTTGGTAGTGTGATTGGTATCGCTCACATTGGGGTATTGGGTCACTTGATCAACGTGTCTAATCGTGTTGAGCAACCACCTCAGTATCCCAATATTAATCTTCCTACTGGGGAGTATTCTTCTTATAGAATCAATGTAGATAGAGACGGTTATCAGTTGGAGTATAAAGCTGACGACCCAAAGATATTGTCCTCCGAAAGGAGTTTAGATTTAGACAAAGACAAGCGTGGTTTGTTTGGTGGAAGTAGCGAGCAACGCACCGAATACCGTCGTGATGAATATACTCGCAAGGGCACTCGTAACATGGGAGGTGCCGTAACGCAGGGTGAAGAGGGAAAGTCTGCAAAAGACATCGAGTGCATCGTGGCGGACGCTGGAGCACGGTCACAAGGTGCAATGGCGGGAGCAGCAATTAGTGCTGGAGCAATCGCCCCTGCTGTTGTTGGCATCCCCTATATTGGTTGGTTGGCAGCAGGTTGGGCAGCACTCCTAGGACAAAAGGCAGGATCCGTGATAATGTAAGTATCCCTGATATTCGGGTTTATCAACCACCCAGTTGGACAACAAATCCAACGCAGTTATTTACTTCGCCACCTATTACTCAACAGGTGGGTGTGCCTGTGGTTGATATGCCTGGGTGTGTGGAAGCACATGAGCAGAATACCACCAGAGAAAAGAGTGGTATTCTTAGTGAAGATGACCCGAAAGGTGTAAAGGTATTTTGTGATGCTGGTGTGCCTTCATTCAATCCTATTGATTACAATAAGGATAAATTGGAGTTTAACTATGAGGCACCAGTGCCTAAAGTTGCTTCACCAGAGAAATCAGAAGTAAAACCACCAGCACCAGCAAAACCAAAGACAGACCGAGCTGTTACTGTAAATTGTCCTACAGAGGCACAGGAATTAAAAGAACCTGTGGGGACTTTGACTGATGGTGGTGCCAAAAAGATTGTAGAATATAGACTGGTCGGAAAAGAATGCATACCAGTCAAAGAAGATATCAAAATTCCAGACCAAATTATTCAAGCAATCCCAACTGCAGGAGCAGTTACGACTACAGCATCGATTGCCGTAGTGGCAACTACATCAGCACTATTAGCAAAACCGCTGGCAGACTTACTTTTGAAAGTAGTCAAACCAACGGTCAAGAAAGTTATTAAAAAGATTGCTAAACTTAGGGGGAAGAAGACTACCGTTGAGTCTGTAAAGGACCGCCGAGATCAGCAGCGGATTCGCTCACACGCGATTCGGAAGCTGAAGGGGAAGGAATAGTATGTTTATGTGGTGTGATTGCATTCTTACCAATCACCATCACGTCAGCACATATCTTTGCCATCTCTGTCCCTGGTCTAAACGTGCCTGTTGCATCAACTGGATGTTGGATGCTGCTGCTTGCTTACATAATTCTTGTAGTTTCTTATCAGTAGGTGTGCTCCACGTCATAGAGAAACCTAATCCGATACTGTAGTTATCCTTCTGTCCAGTTCTAGTTTTCTTTCTGAAAAGAATATCACCAGGATTATCTAAGATACCATCTCCCATTGGATTACCATCGGCATCGAAGGCACCGAAGTTATCACTGACATCGTATACAGGATCCATATAATATGGCTCATATGGTTTAGCAGCTGAAGCAGTTCCTGTTACATAAGGTGTGAAGTTGCGAGTGGGACCCTGACACTGTATACCACCTCCGTAGGTATTCGTAATGTATGGTCCCTGAAGGACCTGAATAGCTTGGTTTGTAACGGAGCCTGAGCTATTAGCGACAGGAGAAGCAGTAGCAGAAACACCACCAACAGTTTCAGCATATGAAGGACTCCCGATTAATAATGCAATTACTGCTGGAATATACTTGTAGTATCGGTTACGCTTGTAACTTCTGTTGTTCTTTGAATAATCGTATGATTCTGGAGACCTGGAGCACTCAGAGTTTCCGTGAACTGAAATGCTGCTCCTGGCGTTGTCTGAGTGAATGTTGGTTTGCCCGTTACTCCTGTCCATGATGAGGTCACCCCATTAATAGTTACATTGTTTGTGCCTGTCGTAGGTGACAGGTTTCCACTAGCAGTTACGCCAGATCCTGTTACTGAATATTGATAACCAGTTGCGTAGTCCATCGAATTGATGGTTTCAGTTATCTTTGATGTTGTCTCTGTGTGGCTCGTCATTGAACCCTGTGTGAAGTTTGGGACCACTGGAACTGCTTTTGCTTGCCCAGAAGACATAGCAATGAGAACAGCAGTCGCAAAAAGAGGTGCCCCTACAATTCGAGCAGCGACACCCCTGAGGATTTGCAAATCCATAACTAAGACCCTCCATCAGTCGATAACCGTGATCTCAGAAACAAATTGTCCAGTTGCGCTACTTCCTGCACCACCAGCAGTAATGCTCATGGTGTGAGCATTATCAATCGTACCTGCCAGAGTTCCAGCAGTTCCTGCTGTATAACCCGTAATATTAGAGAAGTTTGGAGTATCTCCTGTTGTTACGGCAGTAGTGGGAATAGCATCACCTTGTGTATATGTAGCAGAGAAGGAGAAAGCATCACCATCTGTTGCTTGTGTTGCTGTGATAGCAGCAGGTGTATAAATTCCACTGGTAATAGTGGGAACACCAACAGCACCAGAAGTGCTACCATCAGTTGTATTCACACCCTGACCAGAAATGGAATAGGATGATCCAATTCTTGTAGCAGTTGAACGAGCAGCATCAACAGTAAGTTGGACACTGGATGCGTGCTTAGTAACAAGTCCGCCCGCATTCGCTGCACCTGCGGTCATCAGAATCATAACGAGAGGTACAAGTTTTTTCATGTCTCTCATGTAAGGTGGATCCAGAGCTATTTAGTAGAATCGCATTTTCATGAAATGTGACTGTGGAAAACCGAAACTTTTAATACGGTTTTCCATTATTAAAGATTAATCACTTTTCTCTAAATAACTGTGGTTGCCTTCGGGGACCTCAAAATACAATCTCGCTTTTTAAGGAGAAGTTACATGGACATTACTAGATGGTCTTCAAAAGACATCGATAAGATTTTCGATGCTGCCAATAAGTATAGTGTTGGACTAGATGATATCTTCTACAGGCTGCATTCGTATGGGACGAATCATCCTGGTGGACAATATCCTCCTTACAACATTATTAAAGAATCAGAAGTTAAATGGCGCATTGAGATAGCACTTGCTGGTTGGTCGAAGGACGAGTTTGAAATCTCAACGGAATCAAACGTCCTCCTAATCAGATCTAAGTCAGCGAAGGGGCAGAATGAAGGCGAGTATGTGCATCGGGGAGTATCTACTCGCACCTTCGCTAGAGGATTCAACCTTGCCGATGATGTGGAAGTCGGTGAGGTCTCATTTAGTAATGGACTCCTGTGCATTGAGCTGAGGAAGATCATCCCTGACCACCAGAAACTGAAAGTGTATGAGATCTCCGACAATTAACCAAACCTTACCTTAAGAGAGCATTAAACGTGGTAATATATATGGGTCCGAGCGAGTCTTGGACCTGTAATTTACCTAGGATAAATCAAATGAAAGCAATCGCACTTGCCGCACTGGCATTGTCTGCACTGGCGACACCTGCCCTTGCAGGACCCTATGTGGAGTCCAAGCATGAATTCAAAGGCACTGATGAAGACTTCTCCAAAGCAGTCCATCAGGGTCGCGTTGGTTACGAATGGAAGACTGGTCGCTTCGCACCTTATGTCGAAGGTGGTGTTGGTGTAACAGCTCCTGATGCTGGTGAAAACGAAACCTTCACTGCCCTGGAAGTGGGTAGCAAAGTGAAGATCACCGATAAGTTTGCTGCTTATGGTAAGTGGGAAAACATCTTCCAAGAAGATTCTACCCGCGACTGGAAAGTTGAAGTCGGCACCAAGTATAAGTTCTGATGAAAGAATGCAATTCCAAGTGGAAGCAGTGGTGTATTGCCTGCTGCTCATCGCAATTATGGTTACTCCCCGCTGGTCTACTTGGGGTTCTTATTATAATTGAGAGTGTTCATGTATATTCTCATCGAAAGATGGAAATGGATGTTCATGGATACTGTAAACAAAATGCAGAACATCAAGATAATATAAAATTTGATGATGAATGGTGAAAGTGATTCTGCATATATAATATGCAACTGAAGAGACCACCCTCACGGGGGTCTCTTTTTGTTTGGAGAAAGTTATGAACATGTATGTAAATCTGTGTCCAGCTTATACTGAGAAGAGTGAAACTCTTACTCTGGACATTCCTCCTGAGCAGATGGAGTTGTTTATGCAGTATGTGCATATTCTTTCCGAGGAGAAGAATATTTCTGCTCGACGTGCCTTTACTGATATGGTAAAGTATTCTTTTGATAACTTGATGGGTAAGGACTATGGCAATAAAAGTCGCAAGAATGCAAAACGGCGAGGACGTGATCGCTGATATCCAAGAGATTCGTGAATCCCCTCAAGCAACTAAATCCATGGGATATGTGTTTGAAGATGCATTTACGATTCAAATCATGGGTGCGGCTGCTTCACAATTTGGAGAAGAAATTCAACAAGATCCTCTAGAAGGACTTCAAGATTGTGACCTTCAGTTTCTTCCTTGGTCACCTTTGACTACAAGTAAGCAAATTATTACGCCCCTTTCAGTGGTTTCTATTGGTGATCCTCATGCAAATGTCATTGAAGGTTATCAAGAAGTCTTGGCAAAATGGAAAACTATGAATACGGTAACTAAAGATGTTGAAGTTGATTATACTCAAGCACCACCCACACACCTATCTGTTGGGAAACTTGACGGAGATGGACGAGGAGCCGAGTCTTCTGATTGAGAATTGTTTTTCTGTCACACCTGAGGGGGATCTCCAGCAGTATCCCCTCCATACAGATCAGCGATATGTCTTCTTGACATCTGATCAAATTATGACTATGCTAGATGCGGCACCCGCCTTGTCCAAAAAATACAAAGACGCAGTTAATGAGTAGTTTCTATACCAGTCTCGTCCTCCTCGGTGATGACATCTTATATCGTGGTTACGAGCATGGTCGCCCCGTGCAGTATCGCGAGAAGAGTCGTCCCACAATGTTTCTGGTGCCAGATGCTCAGAAAAAAGAGACTAAGTATAGGACTCTAGACGGTCGTCGTGCATATCCCAAACGGTTTGACGGTGCTCGTGAAGCTAGGGACTTCATGAGGCAGTATGAGAATGCTGCGGGACTAGAGGTCCATGGATATGAGCGGTTTGTATACCAACATATTGGTCAGAAATTTCCTGGTGAGATTGACTATGACATGACTAAGATGAAGATCTATACGATTGACATTGAGGTCGCATGTGAAAATGGATTCCCTGATGTAGAAGCGTCCGCTGAGGAAATGCTATGCATTACCATGAAGGACTTCAATACAAAGAAGATTGTCACCTGGGGCACTCGTGAATTTAATCCTCCAGAAGGCATTGAATATCGTGTCTTCTGGACAGAAGCAGAGATGCTTACTGACTTCCATAAGTGGTGGACAGAAAACACTCCTGACATCATTACGGGTTGGAATAATAACCTGTATGACATCCCTTACATCTGTCGTCGCATTGAGCGTGTGCTAGGTGAAAAGTGGAAGAAGTCTTTGTCCCCATGGAATCGTGTCATTGATCGTGAGATCAAGATTCAGGGTCGCACTAACATTGCGTATGACATCACGGGTGTCAATATCCTAGACTATCTTGATCTTTATAAGAAGTTTACTTACACCAACCAGGAATCATATCGTCTAGACCACATCGCCAATGTGGAGCTGGGCGATAAGAAACTAGATCACAGTGAGTTTGAAAACTTCAAAGATTTCTATACCTCAAACTGGCAACGGTTTGTGGAATATAACATCCATGACGTGAATCTTGTTGACCAACTGGAAGATAAGATGAAACTGATTGAGTTGGCAGTGACCATGGCATATGATGCTAAGGTCAACTTTGAAGATGTCTATTCTCAGGTCAGAATGTGGGACACTCTGATCTATAATGAGTTGAGCACTCGTGACATTGTTGTCCCTCCTCGATCCACTACACAAAAGAATGATAAGTATGCTGGTGCCTACGTTAAAGAGCCTAATCCTGGAATGTATGAGTGGGTTGTCTCTTTTGACCTCAACTCCCTCTACCCTCACCTCATTATGCAATACAATATCTCGCCAGAGACGTTGGTTGATGCTCGTCATCCGTCAGTAAACGTAGACAAAATTCTCAATGAAGAGATAACTATTGATGGGGAGTATTGTGTATGTGCTAACGGTGCCCAGTATCGTAAAGACATCCATGGTTTTCTCCCAGAAATGATGCAGAAGATCTACGATGAAAGGAAGATTTACAAGAAACGAATGCTGGCCTCTAAGCAGAATCTTGAAAATGCCAAGACACCTGCAGAGACCGTCGCACTTCAAAAGGATGTGTCCCGATTCAACAACATCCAAATGGCAAGAAAGATCCAACTCAACAGTGCCTATGGTGCCATCGGAAACCAATACTTCCGATATTACAATCTGGCAAATGCTGAAGCGATTACCCTCTCAGGTCAGGTCTCGATTCGGTGGATCGAAAATCGAATGAATCGATACTTAAACAAAGTACTTAAAACTGATGATTATGACTACGTTATTGCTTCTGATACTGATTCCATCTATCTCAATCTGGGTCCTTTTGTACACAAAGTATTCAAGGAGCGAGAGGCAAGCGATGAGAGTATTGTTAGGTTCCTTGACAAGGTGTGTGAAGTGGAATTTGAGAAGTATATTGGAAATTCTTATGAAGCGTTGGCGTCCTATGTGAATGCTTACGAGCAGAAGATGCAGATGAAGCGAGAGAATATCGCTAATAAAGGTATCTGGACTGCTAAGAAACGTTATATTCTCAACGTCTGGAATAGTGAGGGTGTGCAGTATTCTGAGCCTAAACTAAAGATGATGGGCATTGAAGCAGTCAAGTCTTCTACTCCTGGTCCCTGTCGTGTGGCGATTAAGGAAGCATTGAATGTCATTATGACTGGTAGTGAGACTGACACTCAGGAATATATCAAAAACTTCCGAGAGAAGTTTGAGCAGATGCCTGTAGAAGACATTGCATTCCCACGAGGATGTAACAATATCGCTAAGAATTCTTCTCCTGCTACAATCTATGGTAAGGGATGCCCCATGCATGTCCGTGGTGCGCTGCTGTATAACTATTGGGTCAAGAAGAAGAAGTTGACACATAAGTATCCCATCATTCAAGAGGGTGAAAAGATTAAATATGTAATGCTTCGCACCCCTAACAAAATCAATGAGAATGTGGTATCATTCTTTCAGACTCTCCCATCAGAATTTGGGCTTGATAAGAGTATCGATTACGACCTTCAGTTTCAAAAGAGTTTCCTTGATCCGCTCAAGGCAATCCTAGACACTATTGGTTGGAAAACAGAAAAAGTAAACACGTTGGAGGCACTTTGGTCTTGAGTTTTCTAAATGACATCGTAAAAGAAATTGATAATGAATATGCTGGTGTGGTTGCTGACGGAGTATCAGCTGGCGATACAACTGCTTTCATTGATACTGGGTCCTATATCTTTAATGCTTTGGTATCTGGATCGGTATTTGGTGGCATCCCGAGCAATAAGATCACAGCTATTGCTGGCGAGTCTTCAACTGGTAAGACTTTCTATTGCCTCGGTATCGTTAAGCATTTTCTTGAAACTGATCCTGATGCGGGTGTAATCTATTTTGAATCCGAATCTGCTATCTCTCGTAGCATGATTGAATCTCGGAAGATTGATGCTAGACGTATGGTCATTGTCCCAGTGACTACAGTGCAAGAGTTTCGTCAGCAAACTATCAAGATTCTGGATAAGTATTTGGCACAACCAGAAGAGGAGCGTAAACCTATGATGTTTGTCCTGGACTCTCTGGGAATGTTGTCCACCACTAAAGAAATTGAAGACACTGAAGCAGGCAAAGAAACCCGAGACATGACCCGTGCTCAGGTTGTCAAGTCCATCTTCCGTGTGCTAACATTGAAGCTGGGTAAAGCCAATGTCCCTCTAATCGTTACCAACCATACCTATGATGTTGTCGGTGCTTACGTCCCCACGAAAGAAATGGGTGGCGGTAGTGGTCTTAAGTATGCTGCTTCCACTATCATTTATCTCTCGAAATCTAAAGAGAAGGATGGCAAGGAAGTTGTCGGTAACATTATCAAAGCGAAAACAGCGAAGTCGCGACTCACAAAAGAAAACTCAATGGTAGAGACTCGATTATTTTATGACGACCGTGGACTTGACCGCTATTACGGACTATTGGAATTGGGTGAAAAATACGGAGTCTTCCAACGGGTTGGTAATCGTATTCGTATTGCTGAATCTACTTATTACCCTAAGACTATTCTTGCCGAGCCAGAAAAGTTTTTCACTCAAGAAGTAATGATGCAACTAGACAAAGCAGCAGAGCAGGAATTTACCTATGGATCTTAAGGACTATATCAGGACATATGATGAAGTCGTTGACATGAATATATGTCTGAATGCGATCAATCTTTTTAGGTCTGAGTCTGAAAATATTGAGCGTGTTGATAATCCTCAGATGGAAACGCTCAATGTTACTAATCTTGCAGAAGCAAATAATGCTGAGTGGCAATTAATTCACAATCAAATTGTCACTGCAGTTGGATATGTTGCTAAGCAGTATGCAATGGACCTGGATTGTTTGACCAGCTGGCCAAAGGAAAATGGTATGGAGCAGATCAGACTCCATAAATACACTGCTGAGCTTAGTGATCATTATCCTAAACACATCGATGTTGGTGGATACGATTCTGCAAGACGTTTCATGGGATTTTTCATCTATCTAAATGATGTTGAAGAGGGTGGTGAAACATACTTTGATGACTTGGATATTAAAATCAAACCAGTCCAAGGTAGAATACTTGCATTCCCACCAATGTGGCAGTATGCTCATTCTGGATTGCCCCCAGTGAGTAACACCAAATACATTATGACAACCTATTTGCATTATCGATGAGTCTAAAGATAGAAGAAATTGCTCTCAGTAAACTCATCCTGGATGAAGAGTATTGCCGTAAGGTTTTGCCTTTTATCAAGGATGAGTATTTTGATGAGATCACCAATAGGTATCTCTTCACTACACTAAGTGAATACATTAATGAGTATGACACCACTCCAGAGCCTAATGCTCTGAAGATTGAGATTGAGAAACGTCGCGATATCACAGAGGACATCTACCATGATATTGAGAAGTTTCTAGACAACCTAGATACTGATTTCTACAATGAGGATTGGTTGTTAGACACCACTGAAAAGTGGTGTAAAGAAAGAGCAATCTATCTTGCACTAATGGAGTCTGTTAAGATCGCTGATGGTCAAGACAAGACTCGCTCAAAGGATGCTATTCCTTCCATCATGTCCGAAGCATTGGGTGTATGTTTTGATGACCATGTTGGGCACGATTACTTACAAGATTCATCTGACAGATATGATTTCTACCATCGAAAAGAAGAGAAAGTCCCCTTTGACATTGAGTTTCTTAACAAAATTACCAAAGGTGGTCTCCCTAACAAAACTCTTAATATCGCGCTTGCTGGTACAGGCGTCGGCAAGTCTCTATTCATGTGCCATGTTGCTAGCTCCGTGTTGCTCCAAGGACGAAACGTTCTCTATATTACAATGGAGATGGCAGAAGAAAAGATTGCTGAGCGAATTGACGCCAACCTTCTGGACATCCCGATCCAGCAACTGAGTGATCCTCTTCTCACAAAGGAAAAGTATCAGGCGAAGATTGATTCTCTTCGTAAGAAGACTCAGGGCAAACTTGTTATCAAGGAATACCCTACTGCATCTGCACACGTTGGTCACTTCAAGGCATTACTAAATGAGTTGTCCCTTAAGAAAGGTTTCTCCCCTGACATTATCTTTGTTGATTATCTCAATATCTGTGCTAGCTCTAGGTATAAAGGCAACATCGTAAACTCATATACATACGTCAAGTCTATTGCAGAAGAGCTTCGTGGGATGGCAGGTGAGTATTGTGTCCCCGTGGTATCAGCAACACAAACAACTAGGAGTGGTTATGGAAATTCTGATGTGGAGCTTACTGATACTAGCGAGTCTTTTGGACTTCCTGCTACTGCTGATCTTATGCTTGCGCTTATTTCCACAGAGGAGATGGAGCAACTTGGTCAGATTATGGTTAAGCAACTTAAGAATAGATACAATGATCCCACTTACCTCAAGAGATTTGTAGTGGGTATTGACAGGGCAAAGATGCGGCTGTATGATTGTGAGCAAAGCGCCCAAGACAATATCATTGATGCAGGAGACATCTCTGACTCACCAGTCGCTTTTACTAACGCTAAGAAAAACTTCGACGAATTCAAAATCTGATTATGCCTGTGACTACTAACAACCTGACTGATAATTTTGATGAGGGTAAAGCCGACCAGCAAGCAGAGGAAATTAACAACCTTGCTCAAGATCGTGTAGAGAAGGCAAAGGCAGATGCTGTCGATGCTGCAGACAAGACTCCTACTACGGTAGAGGGTTTTGGTAAGATGAGTGATCGAGCACCTCAAACTAAAAAGAAAGTTGCTGAGAAGAAAGCATCTGCAAAAAAAGCAGAAGATGATGACAATACTCCTGATCGATTTGAAGTTGATCTCGATCGATATACTCAGTTTGTTGATCGTGTTACTTCTGACTCCTCTCGTGACTTTGATTGCTTGATGGAGCGATACAAAGAATTGAATGCTGCTGGATGCAAAATCTCCCGACTAGATACTGCTGCATCTGGTATGTCTGCACACTCTTAAGCTTGCTGCTCGTTACCCAGGTGGTATGTTTGATGTCAACTATTCTGAAAACCGTCAACCAGGAGATATCTGATGCATGGAAGTCTTGAGCCAGATGAAAATGTTTTGAATAACTCAGTGAGTTATCCTGGAAATCTTCTGGGGCAACTCGCTATTGCCCTGGATCAAATGGGATGGGATGGTGGCGATGATGTTGCAGTAGAAATTGCTGGCACTCAAATCTATGAGATTGATGGTGCTGGCACTAAGTGGGCACCACTAAAAGGCACCCGTAAGATTAACAAAGATGCATTTATTGTAATTAAAAACAGATCACGAAATGTATAGTCTCTGGATTCACCTGGTAGCATTCTTCCAAGTTGTTGTTATGAATTGTATTCAACCAGTCAACTGGAAGTATTGCTATCGGGTGGATCAGTGGTTGCTTCCTGAAGTTGCCCAAGGATATAGACTTTGGACAGGGCAGGAAAAAATATACCAGAATGAGAAAGACTATCTAAATAGTTTGGATGATAGCACTCAATAGATGGCAAAATA